TCATATTTCAAGCCTTTCAATTATGCATGGGCGTATGATGCTTGGCTAAAACATGAACAATCTCATTGGCTTCATACTGAAGTGCCAATGTTGGAGGACGTAAAGGATTGGAAAAAAAGATTGACTCCAGAAGAGCAACAATTCCTAACTCACATTTTCAGATTCTTCACGCAAGGAGATATTGACGTTGCTGGTGGTTATGTTAGAAATTATTTGCCGTATTTTCCTCAACCTGAAATTCGTATGATGTTGATGGGTTTCGCCGCAAGAGAGGCGTTACACGTTGCTGCTTATTCTCACTTAATTGAAACTTTGGGTCTTCCAGAAACAACATATAATGAATTCTTAGAATATGCGGAGATGAGGGAGAAGCATGACTATCTAATGGATATTTCTGCTAAGAATACAACAAAAGAAAATACTGCAACACATATTGCTGTGTTCTCGGCATTCACCGAAGGTATGCAGTTATTCTCATCATTCATTATGCTCTTGAACTTTCCTAGAAATGGAAAGATGCGTGGAATGGGACAGATCGTTACGTGGTCGATTGTTGATGAAACTCAACATTGTGAATCGATGATTAAGTTGTTCCGCGCATACATCGAAGAGAATCGTGAAATTTGGACTGATGAACTTAAAGGCAAGATATATACAATTGCTGAGAGAATGGTCCAACTAGAAGATCAATTTATTGACTTAGCTTTTAATTTAGGTGAAATGGAAAATTTGACGGCGGCCGATGTTAAGCAATATATTAGATACATCACTGATCGTAGACTTATTTCGTTAGGACTAAAAGGTATCTTCAAGGTTAAGAGAAATCCTCTACCTTGGGTGGAAGAGATGATTAATGCTCCAACACACACAAACTTTTTCGAAAACCGAGCAACCGATTATGCTAAAGGTGCCCTATCGGGAGATTGGTCAGACGTTTGGGCAAACTAATAATAAAAATAAAGGAGTTTACAAATGGTAGAAAAAATGGTAACCGCAGAGTGTGAAAATTGTGAATCTGAATTCCAGATGCTTTATCATCAAGAAATGGTTTCCGATGAAACTCCATCTTTTTGTCCTTTTTGCGGTGAACGCATCGAAGATCCTAAAGAAGAATATATAGAAGATGAGGACTTCGATGAGAATGAGGAATGGGAATAAACTGGAAATATCAAAATAACGATTTTACTGAAAATGAAATTGGTGAAAACTATGGTTTTGTTTACGTAATAAAAAATCTAATTTCCGGAAAACAATATGTCGGCAAAAAGTTCTTTTACTCTATACGAACAAAAATCGTAAAGGGTAAAAGAAAACGGCAAAAAAACTTCTCGGATTGGCAAACTTACTACGGATCCAACACAGAACTCAAAAATGATGTTACAATACACGGAGAAGAGTCTTTCGAAAGAACGATAATTCATCTATGTGCGTCTAAGGGTGAATGCGGGTACCTTGAAGCGAAAGAGCAGTTTGATAGAGGTGTTTTGGAATCTAATGATTATTATAACAATTGGATTATGGTGAGAGTTAGGAAATCACATATAAAGGCATTTAATGAACGAATTATTGCAAACATTAGAGACCAATGATTATGATGGTCTGAATTTTTATTTTGATGACGAAGATGGTAACGTGGTGGTTGCAGGGTTCACTTTCAAAGTACCTGGTGAAAAATTGCCAGGATCTTCATTAGGTGATCTTTATGATATTATCATTATGTCAGATACTCAACCAAATTTACCAGAAAGATTTAAAGCAATTTTAATTTCTCCTGTAGATTATGTTAGGCGAATGCTGGCTGACGGTTTTGTTGGCATTCTTTCTAAAGCCACCACCACTTCAGATAGTTTTATGGATGATGCTTTTGAATCTATGCGGGAAAGTGCAGAATTAATTATGAAGGGAGAAAATGATGTTTCAGAAAATTGAGTTGGTGGAATTCTTGAAGAATTCCGTTTCTACTGTAGTGTTCACCAAAGTCTCTGGTGAGGAACGGGAGATGCGATGCACACTCCTACCAGAATATCTACCAGATGTAGTACAAAAACAACAAACTCTTAAAGAGTCCTTGCCACGGGCAGAAAATCCTAATACACTATGCGTATGGGATTTGGAAAATAACGCATGGCGTTCTTTCCGAGTCGATTCTGTAAAAGCCGTGATTGTTGAAGATGCGACCATTAACTGTTAAAGATTTCCAAAAAGCATTGTCTGGTGATGAACCAACTTGGCAAGAGCCATTTGGTTCAATCACCGCTGCTCTAAACTGGTATAACTATTACTCTGATAGTAAAGAGAGTAAGAAGTTTGCTATTGAATATTTGAAGAGCCTTAAGTCTCCTAAGACGGATATTGAAACGGTATCTAAGGTTCCAGAAAACGAATTCAGTAATCTTGGCTTTCTATGTCGAATGAAGTTGCGAGGTGCTCCGTTCACTGATAAGAACCTTGAATATATTGATAATCAACTAAATCTGCTGAAACAAGAGAGAATAGAAGTTGTTGTCGAGTCTGTTGAGCCTGTTGCTAAGGTTATCAATATTCAAGAACGAGTACAAGAAAAAGTAAAAGAGTTTCTTGGAGAAATTGAAGGTCAATTGGATGATTGTTACCTTTCTAAGAACTATAAGTTGTTCGATCCTTACGCCTGGTTTCAAAAGAATCAAATCAAAGGTATGCACGCCAAATATATCAGCAACTTCTTTCAAAAACGTATTGCTGAAATTACTGAAGTTCTGGAAGGTAAAGATAAGCAACTTGTTGAGGCATATTCAAACTTTGGCAAAGTCCAATTGAAGCAGTATCTCGATCTCTTGAATAAGATTGTTTCCGACTGCGTAAAAATCTCACAAGTCTCTAAAGCAATTAGGGCACCTAAGAAAACTAAATCTAAACCTATTGAGAAGATAATCTCGAAGCTTACTTATAAAAAAGAAGATAATGAATATAAGATTGCTTCTATTAATCCTCGTGATATTATCGGAGCTTCGCAGTTGTGGGTATTCAACACAAAGACACGAAAACTTGGATGTCTTCTATCAAAAGATTCGGATGGATTGAATATCAAATCAACCTCCATTATTAACATCGATGAGGATTCTTCTTTACAGAAGACTTTGCGTAAACCCGAACCTGTCCTACAAAGTCTCTTAAAGTCTCCTAAAGGAGCACTTAAGAAATTCTTGTCAACTGTAAATTCTGTTGAGCAAAGGTTGACAGGACGCATAAACTGTGATACAATTCTTGTCCGAGTTGTTAAATAAGGTAAGAAATGATTCTAGTTGATCTAAACCAAGTTATTCTTTCTGGCCTGATGGCGCAGATTGCAAATCAAAAAAGTTTGAAAATCGAAGAAGATTTGGTTCGACACTTAGTTCTTAATATTCTTCGTGGCCACGTTAAGCAATTCAAGGCCGAATATGGTGAAGTGATCCTGTGTTGCGATAATCGCAGATATTGGCGTAAGGAAGTATTTCCTTTCTATAAGGCAGGCCGTAAGAAGACCCGCGAAAAGTCCGATCTGGATTGGCATCTTATCTTCGAAATTCTTGGTAAAATCAAAGAAGAGTTGAAGAACAATTTTCCGTACAAGGTTATCGATGTTGATGGCGCAGAGGCTGATGATATTATTGGCACCTTGGCTCCTCGTCATTGTGGAACAGAAAAGGTCCTTATTCTTTCGAGCGATGGTGACTTCTTGCAATTGCAACAATACAACAATGTAAAGCAATACAATCCAACTCAACGTAAATTTATCAAATCTGTTAATCCTTCACAGGAACTTAAAGAGAAGATTATTCGCGGTGATAAGGGTGATGGTATTCCAAACATCTTGTCTTCGTCTGATTGTTTCGTTAGAGATATTCGTCAAAAGTCTATCACTAAAGGTAAACTGGAAGAATTATTGAATGAAGAACCATCAAAGTATGATTCTGTAGCAAATACTGGTTTCTCAAGAAATCACACCCTAATCGATCTTCGGTGTATTCCAGAAGAGATTAGAAAATCTATTATAGATACATATGATAGTATCAAACCTTCTCCTCGCTCGAAGTTGATTAACTTCTTCATGGAAAAGAAACTGAAAAATTTAATGGACGTAATAGAGGAATTTTAATGAGAAAAAATGTGTATGAAATTTTTGATGAGTTCGTTGCCGCACCCACCAAAAAAGAAAAAGTAGATGTTATGGCCAAATATTGGTCACCAACATTAAAAGATATTTTGCAATGTGCATATCATCCAGATATTAAGTGGAAAATTCATAAGTTGCCAGATAGTTACAAGAAATCTGATACTCTTCCTGGCGTTTCTTATAGTTCTCTTTCTACAGAAATGCGTAGATTGTATATGTTCCAAGAAGGACATCCTACGGCAGAGAAATTGACGCCGAAGAAGCAAGATGAATTGCTTTCAAGTATGTTGGATTCTCTAGAAGTTCGTGAAGCCGAAATTGTTATGGGAATTTTTAAGAAAGATTTAGGTGTTAAGGGGTTGAACTATAAGTTCATTCGTGATAACATTCCAGGTGTCTTACCCTGAATAGCCAATCAAAAGGTAAGACTTTTTTTAAGTAAATATCGGAGTAACAGTAAGTGGGAAAATTTGTTAGTAAATTCCGCAAAGATCGGGATTATTCAGATGAATACGGTGCAAAGAAAAGCAATAACAATCCTAATGAACGCAAAAAAGAGCATTCAGAACTTAGGAAAATGAAGATGCAGCGCAGGCAAGACGATTCTTTTTCTGATGAAGATTACTATGTGACCCCAAGATACAAGTAAATTATTATGTGCTAGTATTGCTATCAACTACATTATTATTATCGTGATTATACATTGCAATGTTAGAAGGTCCAAATCAAAACTTGGTCCTAAGAAGGAAAGAGAAGAATATCAAGCCTGGCTTGATAAGCATAACTCTGCTTCCAAACTTGTTATTAGCAAAGCCACTAAACCACATCCTTTATTGACAAGGGATGTCGGTTTCAAGAGGACCGAAAAGATTTCTTCTCTGAATACTGGTTTGGCTTGGGCTGCGGCGCCGGCCAAGAAGGTTTATACTGGTGACAAAATGTTGGGCATCGGAACAATGCATAAATCAAATGCTGTTCCTGTGTTTTCAAAAGAAGATGCCGTGGATATGGCTAAAATGAGGAGATGAACATGGAAAACACTAAAGAACTTGAACCGTGGCAAGAATTGACTAATGTTGTTAACTCTTGGGTCACTAGTACGCCGCAAAAAGAACAGTTTTATGATCGATTTGTGACAATTGAAGATGCGGAAGACGGTTCCGGCGACGGAATTCTCACTTTTCCTGATGGAATGTGTGAAAGTCTAGGTTGGGCTGAAGGAGATGAACTTTCCTTTGAAGTTGACGAAGGAAAGTCTGTTATTATTCGCAATACGAGCAAGAATCCGGCATAAAACCCAAATTGTTGTCAAAGAACAACAAAAAAACTTGACATTCCTAACGTCTCCGTTATAATAGACACATAACTTGACGGAAAATCAAATGCTCATCGAATCCAAATCAAATCTTGCTCGTCTGATGGCTACCGAAAATCTGGTGGTCGAACAAAAGAACGTTTCTACTGCTTCCTTCGACATTAAGAATCGTGTACTCACGGTTCCCATCTTGAGCGGCAAGCTTTCTCCCGAATTGTATGATCTTTTTCTTGGTCATGAAGTCGGACACGCTCTGGAAACTCCAGAAGCAGGCTGGCATACCTCAATCACTGATCTGAAAGTTAATCGGTCAATTCTGAATGTGTGTGAGGATGTTCGTATCGAAAAGAAAATCAAGCGCCGTTATCCTGGTCTTAAGGTTTCCTTTCTTAAGGGTTATAACGAACTGATGAAGATGGATTTCTTCGGTGTCAAAGATATGAATCTTGCTAAGATGAATTATATTGACCGACTGAATATCCACACCAAGTGTGGCGCTCGCGTGAGTCTTGATTTCCATGGTTTCGAAGAAGAACTCCTGCAAGAAGTGGAATCTGCCGAGACCTTCGAAGAAACCGTCGAAGTCGCAAAGAAGATTCAAGCCTACATGAAAGAGGAACAGGAAAAGAAAAAGAACAGCTCGGCCGATACATCAGAAATTGATGAGGGTGAAGATTCCGGTGAGGCCAAGTCCTTTGTCACTATGCCAGGTGATGGTGACGATTCAAATGATGATCCTGATGAGTCGGCCGATTCCGGCGATGCTGCTCCGGTAGAAGAGTCTACGGAAGACTCGGATGAGGACGGCGAGGCGCCAGGAACTTCTGGAGAAGGTTCTTACGAAGATGGCGTTATGGAGTCAAAGACAGATAATTTCTTCCGCGAAAAGGAAGAAGAACTCTATGAGAATACGAAGAATGTCGAATATGTGTATAGCAATATTCCCGATTTAAATCTGGAAAACATTATTGTCCCATACGCTCGTATTATGAAGGATATTCAAGAAGAGAATATGCTGTATCCGGACTTCTATAAGCCAGATGTACTGAAAGCAAATTTCAATAAGTTTCGCATTGAATCCAATAAGGTTGTTTCCTATCTTTGCAAAGAATTTGAACTGCGTAAGAATGCAGACCAAATGTCACGCGCAAAAGTATCAAAGACCGGTGAATTGAATATGAATAAGATTCATGAATACAAAATCACTGACGATATCTTTGCTCGTATGACTACTGTACCAAATGGTAAGTCGCACGGTCTTGTTATGTTCATCGACTGGTCCGGTTCAATGATTGACCATATTCATTCGACGGTAAAGCAATTGCTGAACCTTACTATGTTCTGCAAAAAAGTTAATATTCCTTTTGAGGTGTATGGCTTCACAACTTTTTCACCTTTCTCCGATCCGGCCGACTATTCGTATCGGCATTACTCACAACCGAAATATCAGAAGCCTGTTATCGGTGATCTGGCTGTTTCACAATTCTCGTTGTTGAATCTTCTTTCAAGCAAAATGTCAACAACTGAATATTCTAAAATGTGTTCTATTTTGTTGGACTATGGTCGACCTGAGCAACAATCATCTAAGCATTATACAAACATTTGTATTCCTGAAGTATACCTCCTTTCTGGTACACCTTTGAATGAAGCCATCATTGCTGCATTTAAAATTGTTCCAAAGTTCAAGGCAGATAACAAACTGCAAGTCGTGAATACTGTGTTCCTGACTGATGGCGAAGGTTCTTCTCTTCCTGGTCGAATCTCGAATATCGATGAAAAAACTGGACGGCATGTTATCGGTGGATCCATTTACGCCAATAGCCGTCAGAAGTCGATTCTTCGTGATCCTATCACCAAGGCTACTGTTGAAATTGCCAGTCGCCGTGGTGCCTACGGTCATTCACCACAATCAATCAGCGAATCTATTGCCTTGCTGAATCTTTTCAAGCAACGTGTTGATTCTAATCTTATTGGATTCTTTATTGCCAGCTCCCGCAACATCAAGTCTTCGTTGCAACAGTATTGTTCCAATATGGAAGAGTCTTATAGTCTGTCGGAACAATTTAAAAAGAAGGGCTTTTGCGTACTGAATGGTTCGGGTTATGATGACTATTACTTCATTCGTTCATCCGAACTTGATATTGATGAGGACGCAGAGTTTGAAGTGAAGTCAAACACTACCCGCGGACTTGTCTCTGCATTCTCTAAATACAACGGAAACAAGATTTCGAACCGGATCGTACTTAACCGATTTATTACCCTGATTGCATAAAATGGTACTGATACAAGAAGACACACTATCAGAAGAACTTATAACCGAAATTCTAAATTGGAACGAAGAGACCAAGGCAGGAGATGTGTGGGCTTCTAATCATGCCAAGTGGACAGAAGTGCTCAAGTATGCAACAACCGGAACAATTCTTTCCAGAGTTTTTCCTGATGCTTTGAAAGTGAAGCTTTATCGAGAATTGCAATCTAGATGTAAACTCAACTATCTTCCATATTCTTCTTCTGCTCTTTTCTATGTCGGGTATCCCAACTCTTGTGTAAACTGGCATAACGATTATTCCGATTATGATGCAATGTCTATCTACTTGAATCGAACGTATGATCCGAATTGGGGTGGTTGGTTCTCTTGGACCTCCGATTTCAACGGAATAGAAGGTGACATAAAGCCGCAACACGGTAAGTTTGTTGTTCCCGGCTTTAATCGATCTGTTCTTTCCACCGAAAAAGAGTGGCATTGCACGACACCGCTAAGTCCTTTTGCACAACCTAGAATCTCCATTCAATTGTTCTTCTCCAAAAAATGAAAACTAAAAGCAAACCATTTAGCGCACAACTGGTCAAGTATCGAGAAGCCACGATGGAGTCTCCGGTATGGTTCTGGGTGAATCCGACGACCGGTGCGACACTATCTCCACACTTCGAAAATCAAAAAGATGCCGAACAATGGTTCGATGACGTTGTAAAAATCCACACAGAAACCTATAACTTCTTGGACCGAATCAAGAACGGAACTATCTATAACCTGAAGTGTCGAGTTAAATCTCCTCCATCCAAAACAAGATATCCGTTCTCTTTTAAGTATTATAATTCTGTCGTATCTGTGAGTATGCTGGGCGTCGATATCCGTGATGCAAGAAGCCGGATCGAACCATTTTTTGAAATCATTGAATGGCTTGAGTGATGTTTGAAAACAATTCGTTCTTTGCCATAGACATACAATCTATTAACCTTATCTCTTTTGTCGTAGGCGCATTCTTTGCCTCGATGTTGTATAGAGTGAAAGCCATGATTTTCGTCACTCTATATTTTATTTGCCTTTCCATCTATTTTGGTGTAAAATTATATCCTATCAACTGAATTAACTGGAGTGTATAACAATGGGTAATGAACTAGATAAAGAAAAACATTCTCGCCGTTTCTATGATGACGACCTTCATGTTGAAAAACGCAAGAATTTGATCAAAGCAAAATCAGCCTACTTTGATGAACACATTATTGATAAACAACCACATAGACTGTATAAGTGTTCTGGAATGAACTGCGGAAAGTCAACCTGCCATATGTGCGGTAATCCAAGAAAGTTCTTTAAAGAGCCAACAATCAAAGAAAGATCCTTTGCCCAAACCCAACTTTGGTCCGACACAGATGAAACTCTCTGAATACTTCGCAGCCAATAGACCAACTCCACTGTACCAACTAGGTGACAGAGTACAAGGTAAATGGAATAAGATTCCTTTTAGAGGCACAGTAGGAGTAGACCATATGATTTCAGAAGAGGAAGGTCCTGTAGTGAAAATCTTCTCCGATCTTCCTATTGCGTATGAAGGTAAAGTCCATGATATCATCACTGTAAAATACAAAGACCTTTCCAAACTAACTTAACCGAGAACAACTATGAATGTATTGACCCTGTATAATGAATCCAAGAAAGCAAACGTAGCGAAGAACCTAGACGGGCTATTGTTCGTAGAGTGCTTCATTGATAATAGGGTAGTACAAAAGCTAGGACCTTATTATAACATTGATTATGCTAAAGATATTGCCGAAAATTTTGTCTCGGGTTCCCCTGAGGGTAATCCTCACTTCTTGACTGAATAGTCTTCTCGACTGAGCACCTCTCATACTCCTCCGGCCCCTCCGGAGGTTTTTTTATTCCGTCTAGAACCCCTCCTAGAAAAAATTCCTGGAACTCGCTGATACTCCCTCTGAGTCCTTTCTGGACGAAAACATAGAGCGACTTAGAATGACTTAGGACGACTCTGGGGCCCCAGAAAATAAAAAATAGAGAAAATGTGTTTGACCTAGAGCCAACTTTTACTCACACACGATTATTTTTTGGACACTGCCGGCCACATTTTTAACCCACCACCGTGGTCAACTACTGTTTGCCACTGTGGCTGTGTCTGTGGTACACTGGACCAACCAGTGCGCACCGGCCGGCGTGTGGAGGGCACACCACCCCAGCCGCGACCGACGGTGCACCGCACTGCACCTCCACTGCACCCTCCACTGCACCAGCGACATCCATGCACCATGACAACATAGCCATCCAGGTGCGTCATCCACTCGGTGCTCCCGATGTGAAAATAGTTGCCAAAAATGGTTGCCATTCCTGATGGCTGTGCTATAGTCCATCCATCGTATCAAACAAAGCAAAGGAAACACCATGCCAAAAGTCACCATCTCCGCGGCCGACACCATCTCCGATTTGATCGACGCCCTCCGTGAGCGCCAAGTGGAAGACGGCTCCACCTACGCCGACGCCTCTGCCTTCACGCTGGGCTACATCGGCTCCGCTCTCGGTGGTTTCATCGACGGACTGACACCTAAGGCCAAGGCAACCATTCTGGCTGACCTTGAATCCCGCATCCGCACGGTCAACGATATCCGTGCCAAGCGCCGCGCTGAGGCCATCATGGCTCGGTCGGCAACCATCTGATTTTTTAACCTGTAAACTGTAAAAGGAAACACAATGAACCAAACCATCACCACCGCTCCTGTTCTGGAATCTGCTCTGGCTGCCTTCGAAGCCGCCAAGGCTGCCGTAGTCCAAGCCCGCGCCGAGGCTAAGGCAGCCGAAGCCCGTAAGGTGGAAGGCACCAAGGCAGTCCGTGCTCTAATGAAGGAGTCCGGCGTCACCCTGGAAATGCTGGCTGCCTGATAGGAAAAGACTTGCCATCCGTTCTGGATGTGCTATAGTCCATCCATCGAATCAACGAACAGCAAAGGAAACACCATGAGCAAAATCACCAAAGCCACCTTCAAGTCCTTCCTCCGTAAGAATGAGTCCAAGGTTCTGGTCAAGGTCGGTTCGTCCTTCGATCCGATGGTCGATTGTGTCATGCCAGTGGCCGACAAATTCGAGCCTGCACGGGAAGCCAACTATCCGTGTGAAAATAACCTGGGTCTGGCTGGCGTGTGGTTGGTTAGCGGATCAGGCAACTACTTCACGGAATACGACCGCGAAGGTTTGAAGGGCATTCGGGTGTCGAATTGCTGTGGTGCCTTTGTGGTCGCCGTGCCTGCCTAAGGAGTACAGAATGACCACACGGAATGTCCATGTTTTTCTAGCCCCGGACCATCTGTTCGGTTCCCTTGAATTCTATGGCTCCGACGCGCTGGAACAGGTCCGAAGCCGGCGGCCACACTATCGCCTGGCCGGTATGATTCCAACCGACCTGGTTGGCGAGGCTGCTGCGGAGATGGTGTTCGGGTTGTCCAACGATCCCTCCAAGGAGACCCTGCAGGAATCCATGGGTTGGACTGGTCGATCCTTGTCCGTTGGTGACATTGTAGTGGTCGACGGCGTGGACTTTGTGTGCCTGCCAGTTGGTTGGAAAATTCTCTGAGGAAAGTGGTTGCCATCCTCACCGGTTGTGCTATAGTCCATCCATGATGAAAAAACAAATCGCTAACACCACTCCCCTCCTGGTCCAAGACCGGAAGACCGGCCAATGGTACAATCCGCAGGAGGCATGGCTCAAGGTCATGGAGTCCAAGGAAGTCCGTGAGGTCATGGTCCGGTTGAAGAACCGATAATCCAGCCAGCCGGTCAACTATTCCACGGATGGTTGACAGATCCTTCGGATGCCGTATAATGGACAACATGATGAAACGAAACGAGAAAATCAAGGAAGCGGTGCAGATGGTTGTCTGCTTGGTGTTAGTCGCCGGCATCGGTGTCCTCTTGGCCTGGAGGGGGTGATATGACCAGAATCCGTTTTGACCGTCGCCTAGGCCTGGAGGTGTTCCGTTACACCTCACTCCACAACATCGAGGTCGGTCCACTATGGTGCGTGGCTTGGGCCACCGACTCGGACCTGGAGACCTTCCGACTGAACGATTGGTCCTTTGTTCCTGCGTGAGAATGGAATGGTTGCCATTCCGTCTGGAGTGTGTATAATGGACTCCAGATCGAAGCGAAAGGCAGGGTGGACGTGGAGGCTGGGCGTCATCCTGCCATGACCTTCGCGTGTTTCAAATGCGCGAAGGTTCGCCATTTTCGAATGGCAGATGGTTGCCATTCCATCCGGTTGTGCTATAGTCCATTCCATGGTGAACAAGGAGATCGAATTGAGCAAGTACCAATCCATGGACCTCTGCGAGCTGGGCGGCTATGCATCGGACTACCACAAGGATGTCCATGGCTTCCGTCCTCGCGGGGATGGTCTATACGCCAACCGCGAGGCGTTGATTGATATCATTGAAGGCCTGGACGCTTACATGGTTTCCCGCCGTTCCACCTTCGCTGGACGTGAGTCCATGCGGGCTGACGGCTGGCACGTATTGGAGACCGAGCCAGAATTGATCCAGCGATCCATCTGGATTGCAGAGGAGCGGGATCGGGACAACCGTGAGGCCAACGGTGACTGGTGGAAAGAGGACCACGCCGAGGCGCCACGCCTTCGCCGCCAGTACGGAATGGCGGAATAATGGTTGCCATTCCTACTGGAACCTGTATACTTCATTCCATCGAATCAACAAAGGCACTAACCATGACCATTGACCAACGCATCCAAGCCCTCCAAGAGGCCGAGCAGGCCTTCCGCAACGCCTGGTCCCTCATGGACGCAGCCATCGGCTATGATGCCTCCTCGGAGATCGGCGAGACCCGCACCGTGCAGGACATCATCCAGATCCTGGCATCGCCTGAGTTTATTGGCGTGGAGGAATCTGTATGACCACCGTCGATTATCTGCTCTCCAAAGGTTACTCCGAAGAGGAGATTCAAACCATTATGGAGGAGATTGCTCTGTATAATGAAACTCCTTATCTGTATGATACTGAGCCACCTATGATGCGCGAGATTAACCGTTTCTTCGCTCCCGAGTTTGAAGATATTCCATTCTGATTGGAGATAAGATTATGTCAATCATTTCAAATATGCCAATCGCCGAGTTGGATAATGTTAAGAGTATGCTTCGCGCCAGTGGCCAGAAGTTTCGTATTAGGTATCGCGGCCCTCGATTCAATATCGCAACGGATAATCGGCCGCGTGATTTGAAAAGGTCAACCTGCCTCAAGGTTAATGCCACCACATTTTCTGTATATTGAATAGGAAAAATATGCTAATTCCAAACGTATCGAAGTCCGAGTCCGCCATGCTTGACCAACTATGGGCCATCCAATCAGAGGACCAACTGGAAGCCTTCCTGGAGTCTCGGACACCAAAGGGCAGGGCACTAGCCGAACGCATGGTCGCCACGCTGATCCTGGAGTCGGAATACGATAGGACCGACCAGATCCTGGAAAACACGCTCCCCTTGCCACTTTACTAGGCAAGGACCAGGCTACCCCCTTACCGCACACCAAAACGCGAAAAAACGAAAAAAGGCGCCGGTAAGCCATTGCCACCGTTGGCGTATTTTGAACGATTCCAGGAAAACACGAGTTTTTGAGTGTTCTACCCCTTGCCAAACCACTCGGAACCTGTATAATGGACTCCATTGATTCGAAGGGCAACTCCCGGGATGGACAGGGAGGCTATTTGATTGGTTCCGCCTCCGTCCAGGAATCATCGGAACCTCCAGCAAGGTCAACCATCGCACGGAACACCGCAGGCGTTCCTGGACGGTCCTGGAAGGTTCGGAACGGATGAAGACATTCCTGGATGGAGAGGAAACCAATCATGGAAAGTGGTTGCCAAACCGTCGGAGACCTGTATAATGGACTCCATCGAACAGAGGGGGATGGACGCTGGACGTGGGCACCACTTTAATGTCACACCAAACCGGTCAACTATCCGAAAACACTTGCCATCCTCACCAGTACCTGTACAGTCCATCCATCGGATCAACGAATAGATTATATCCATGAAATTACTTTCCACTGGTAACCCCAAGATTCTCAAAGGTATCTCTGAGGGTTATAATACCTATATTCTACACCTTGCACCAGCGAGTTTGTCTGGTTATAATACCTGCGCCAAGGCTACGGCTGGTTGCAAGGCTGCCTGCCTTAACACCGCTGGCCGTGGTGGTATGTTCAAAAAGGGCGAGAATACCAACGTGATTCAAAAGGCCCGTATTCGCAAAACCATTATGTTTTTCGAAAGTTATGATTCTCGCGCCGATTTTATGCGGTTACTGGTCAAAGATATTGAATTGGCCATTAAACAATCGGCTAAAAAAGGTCTTACACCAGTTATTCGCCTTAATGGTACTTCGGATATTCCATTCGAAAAGTATCCAGCCATTCGGGATGGTATTGAATATGCTAATATCTTCTTTGCATTTTCTGAAATCCAATTTTACGATTATACCAAGATTCTTGGTCGTAAGATTAACCATATTGCCAATTACCACCTGACCTTTTCAGCCGCCGATGGTAATGATTCGGATGTTAATAAAGCGATCAACCTTGGATATAATATCGCCGTGGTATTTGGCATTAAGAAAACACTGCCAATGCCGGCCGAATATATGGATTTGACAGTATTCAATGGCGACGATTCTGATTTGCGATTCTTGGATCCAAAACGTGTTATCGTCGGTCTGTATGCTAAAGGTAAAGCCAAGAAAGATACTTCGGGATTCGTTAAGTATCCTCAGATAATGCTGGCGGTTGCTTGATATTATTATCGGCAGCAGCAACTAAGACTCCAACACATTCCAATGCCGCGAATGGTTTACCCATACATTATCTCTCCCGGTGGTATCCATTCTCTCCAGGTGGTATCCGCGACAACCACCGCGACATTACTCCTGGACGGCGTGCTAAATAGCGTTTTCTCGGTATTTCTCTCCCGGTGGCTCTCCTATTCTTGACCAATCCGGTCAAGATTGGATAAAACACTTGCCATCCTCTCTGGAAACTGTATACTTCTCTCCATCGGTTCTTACTACTTAATAAGGTTTATTATGAAATATGTTGATTTGTATTTGATGCTGTCTGATATGACATTGCAGGAACTCCAGCAAACGGTTACTGTATATTCACAGGATACTGAAGAATACTATCCCGGTGCGTCTTTTCAAGTATCTGATGACACTAATGATGTTTTGGATACTGGTTCACGTTTTATTGTTCTTGGTTAAGAGGTAAATTATTATGATTAACATTGATCGTAACAAACTGCAAGCAGAGTATATCGACCGTATTCTTGAGGGTATGGATATGAGTACCTTGATGATGATTGCTCAAGAGAATCTGGAAGCCGAGTTTAATCAAATGGGCGATGTAGATTTTGTCAACGAAGTAACCTTTCATTATCCCGATTTGCTTGAAGATTAAGAGGTAAATTATTATGAATAACTTTGTCATTCGTTGTTTTGGTGACCATACTCTACTCTGGTCTAATGATGAAGGTTGGACCGAATCTGATAATTTCGAGGTGTATACTCTCGAAGAATCCGAACAATATGATTTGCCACTCGGTGGTGAATGGGTCCGTCTCGAATCTCTTTGATGTGCTAATATGATAGTGGTTACTAACAAGGAACAATAATGTTAATCGCTAATAGCTATTTCGCAACTCTAAACTATTCTGATACCGAACAGGTAGAAACTCTTCCACGGCAGGGATTCCATGAATTGGAAAAGGTGGCAGAATATGTTCGGGAAGAATTGGATGATATTGCAGAAGGTAATGATATACCATCTGGATTTTGGATTATGGACCAAAACAATCCAGAATGGATGCAATACATGGAAATTGAGGAGATTCCGCGGGCTTTCATCCTGAAGCCTAGAGTCTGACCGGATTGGTCAACAATTCCTCATGATGGTTGCCATTCCTCTTACGTCGTGTTATAGTTCATCCATCGGTTAATTAAGACAACAACGGAGAAGTTTATGCCAAGAGGCGTTCCAAAAGCAGGTTTTCGTATGACTAAAGCGGTGCTGGCTAATATGACCAACACCATCGAGGCGAAGCCCTCACGGTTCACAATCAACGAGCGGTTCGGTTTTGTCTCGGACATGGTGAGTATGCTGGCCAAAGGCGACCAGGCTTCGGTTGTGGTTTCTGGACCTGGCGGTCTCGGCAAGTCCCACACCGTCACGGCTGCGCTGGTTCGTTCCGGTCTGGTCGACGCTACACTCGCCGAGGACTTCGCCATCGGCGCGTCCATTAACTCACGGAAATCGTTCCGTGTAATCAAGGGTTATTCTACACCAAAAGGTCTCTATCGTACCCTTTTCGAGAATCGGGAAGGCGTGGTTGTTTTTGACGATTGCGATTCTGTACTGAAAGATCCAGTATCTGTCAATCTATTAAAGGCTGCACTGGATTCGTATGACCGCCGTATTATCTCATGGCGTGCCGATATTCGTGATGAAGAATTGCCTACTACCTTTGAATTCAAAGGCCGTGTAGTATTCATTTCGAATCTTCCTTCGACTGCTATGGACCAGGCTATTATTACTCGGTCGCTGGCTGTTGACCTTACCATGACTATCTCGCAAAAGGTCGATAGGATGCGGTATCTACTCTCCCAATCTGATTTCATGCCTGAATTCGAAAAGTCTTTCAAATCTGATGCAATGGATTTGATTGATACTCTCCAAGATGATGTAAAAGAACTCTCCTTGCGAACCCTTATTCAGGTCGTCAAGATTCGTAAATCTGCCGGTGCAAACTGGAAGAATCTGGCAGAATACGCCATCACCAACTAATAAGGAATTCTTATCATGAATGAATTTAACTATATTTCGCTGTTTCTCTCGGGTTCTAAGGATAAGGCGGGAGCCTTTGCTGAATCTATTATCGCGGAAACTCTAGGCAAATATGTGACCTCTGTTCGGTTTATTCCAGAGAAAAAGAAAAACTGATCCTATTCGGTCGGGATGGTTGCCATTCCGATCGGCTTCTGCTATAGTGTGATCCATCGGTTCGAACAGCGAGGAGTCTGGGGGTGGACGAGGAGATCGACCTACCGGACCGGCAGGCAAAACAGGCTCGATTGGAGCGCCTATCCGAACCGGGAAGGTCCTAGTTCATGCTGGAACCTCCGGGCGTTCCTGGACGGTCCTGGACGGTCCTCTTCCGTTCATCATAACGGCCAAGAGGCAAGAGGATGAAAGAGAATGAACCACCAAGCCGGTCAAGAATTCCTGCGATGGTTGCCATCCGTTCTGGTTGTGTTATAGTTCATCCATCGAATTGAGAAACAAAGGAAACAAGTTATGGCAACCCGTTCAATGATAGGCGTCCAACGCGCCGACGGCTCGATCCGAGCGATTTACTGCCATTGGGATGGTTATCCGTCTCACCATGGTCCTATTCTCTTGACCGCATATAATGGTCCACGCAAAATCGAAGCCTTGATCCGTCAAGGTGACCTTTCCTGTCTGGGCAGTATTCTGGTCGCCGATGCCACTGGTGCAGAGGATGAGGACGCCTGTTCCAACATTAACGGCTACGTTGGAGGCGACGGTGGCGATTCGGAGTGTTCCGCTAAGGTCTACACCAGCCTGGATGACCTCCGCGAGCGGCAAACCTGGTGCGACTACTACTACATCCACAAGGAAGGTCGGTGGTACGTCACCACGGATTCGGAAGAGGATGAGTTGGTCCTGTTGGAATTGGCTGGCTCGATTGTGCAATGGAAATGTTGACCAATCCGGTCTGACATTCCTATGATGGTTGCCATCCGTTCTGGTTGTGTTATAGTCCATCCATCGAATTGAGAAACAAAGGAAACAAAATGCGTCGTCGTCAAGTAATCAAGGGTTTCAAGAATAGCCAACGTATCCGTGTCATTATGGATGGTATTGGTTTTAACTCTACCGTGCAAGATGCATTGGAAGGTCCGTTTACCATTCAGAATACGGTCATCCAAATCGCATTGGAGAAAATGATTAACGGCTCTCCAAAATCCACTGGTTTTGCTACTCGGGTTACCACCTATGATAGCAAAATGCGTGCCAAAGATTTTGATATTCAAATTGATTTGCTTTAAGGAATAATATGAATAAGACTGGTTTTGAATCTCTTGATGATGAGATTGAATGTATTGAAAGAATGTATAAGTTCACCTCGATTCTAGATTCTCTTGAGTATATCAAGCGGAATTTCGATGAGGGTTACCGTGGCACCAAATGTGGTCGAGAGTTTCAAGAATTCTGCCGTATTGGTCGCCAAATGTTTGAATCTGTTGAAAAGGAAAAGGTTTAATTATGTCCGTTATGTCAACTCTTGCTATTGACCTCGAAAATATGATCGAATCGGGTTATGCCGATAATGAGATTGCAGAGGCTCTCGGTGTATCCATTATGATTGTGTCGCAGTTCCGTGAAGAATTCATGGACTATGGACGTGATTATGACGATTCTATGGATGGTGATTTTGATTCGGGTATGGCTTCGGCTGGATTCGGAACCGATGAAGATTATGATGGTTATACAGGTGAATGACTCTAAATTTATTGTCAAGATGACGGCGCCAAAGCCTTATACTCGCAAGAGTATTAAGCCAAGGCAAGCCCATAAACTTGCAACCCGTTATCAGCGGAATTCTAAACACCGAGATACCTATGAAAATTGATTGGAAACTCTTGCGGGACCAAAAACTGTTCCTCTACGCCTTGGCAGACTCTCCAAACGCTCACCAGCGATCCAACGCCTGGGGCCTCATCAACCTGTTGGACGCCCTCCAAGATGATGCCGTGGACTCTGGAGAGGCCTCGGAAGAAGAGGTGTTCGGTCCTGTGGAATCGGAGATGAGCCTCGCCGAACAGTTCGATCGGTTCGAGGAGGCAATGGCTGACCGGTTTTGTCAAGAATTAGAGGAATGATTGCCATCCGTTCCGGTTGTGCTATAGTCCATCCATCGAATCAATGAAAGAAAAGGAAAACATTATGTCAGTAGTCGCTAACGTAGTATGTGATTTGTTTAATGCCAACGTGGTTTCTTCGTTGGATATTATCGCCCGCATTGAAGAATTGAAGGAGCAAGGTGATTTGGATGATAATGATTTTTATCATTTGAATGATGATGAAAAGGCCGAATTGGCTGCACTCCAAAAATTCGAAAAGGATTATGATTATGTCGATGACTGGAATTATGGTGCTCATTTTATTGCGGAAGAGCATTTCACCGAGTATGTCAAAGATATGTTGAACGACTGCGGTACTATTCCCCGTGATTTGCCCGATTATGTTGCAATCGACTGGGAAGAAACTGCCGACAATATCCGCTGTGATTATGCCGACGCAGAATTTAATGGAGTTTCGTATTATGTCCTCTCCGTCTAAGTATCCACCCCGATTCTATGAAATAGTGCAGGAGGCATTGAAGGATTCAGCAGTTGGTATTCCTCATGATGTATTGTATAAGTTTGCACGGTTAATCGCCCAAGAATGTTCAGATATTGCAATGGAACTAGGTCGAACTGATACCCACGACGAATATAATGAATTGTCCGATTATGGTAAGGGTTGTGCAGATACTACAATGATACTCGCATCCAATATAAAATATATGTTTAGTTGATACTATGAAAAAATACACCGTATCATTTACAATGGAACTCGATGATGTATTACCACACACTGGTGAAAAGGTAGAATATACTACAGAACTACTACATTATTTTATTATGTCCGCATTCAAGGGTAGTTTGAACGATAATGAATGCATCGATGATTTGGTTATTATAGAGGCATAATGTGGAATAAGGCGTAACTATAATCAACTAATGATACGAGTGGTAACCGTATATCTTGGTGGGGCTAACGAATTACCACGCCCCGATTATAGTTACACCTTATTCTAAATTCTGGAATATAGAATGAAAATCGCACAAGAAACTACTGTATGGAAAAGTGGTAAGGTCAAAAATCATACCTATATTCTAAATGATTCCATGACCAAAATGCATGGATACATCCCCGTGGGCCAAACAGAAAAAGTTATGTTCAAGAAAGAACAAAGCTTTGATAAAAGGTATCGACAGTTCGTAATACTGTCTGAAAAGGTACCTAAAGAAACCAAGGTGGTTCTTGGATCAAAAGGTGATAAGTATTTTGTCACGAAGAACTCATGTTCATGTCCTGGTTTTACATTCCGTGGTCAATGTAAACATTTGGTTAAGGTATGATCCCGGTGGCCATCCAGGTAATGTTATGAACCAGGGACACCGCGGAGGTTATACTGCTGGCAACCAAAAGTCAATAGGTATTGGTAAAGTATACCACATTATTTAATAGATAGGAAATTATAATGGATGATGAAATATACGGTGAACGCAGAATGACAGTATTTTGTTCCGATTGTAGTGAACATCACTATACCGATTCTGTGAAATTTTTGAATATTGAAGAAGATTTTTGTGGTCGGGATTTAATGACATTCGAATGTTATGACACACATACAGTACAAAAGTCGAATGTTTTTCGTTAAACCACTTGCCATTGTACCAAAATTGTGGT